CCATTGATTGTAAAATCTACATGAGCCACTATCTCTTCTAAACCATTCGTATTGTATTGCTTGACCTATCTGTAATCCATACTCTACGGTATCTTTTGTAGCATCAGAAACGAATTGATCTGGAAATGCAGCAGCCTGTATATCTATTGTTACTTCTTTCATTTATTAAGTAATTGACTTACTGAGTTCTTGTTATTATATCTCGCAAAGTTAATGCTTATTTTTGATTGTTTTTGAGTGGGAGTGTATAGGTGTTTTTGGTTTGCCATAATTGCAAGCCCTGAACTAATAGCTGCATCAAACCTTGTTCTGTTTGTAATATCAAATTTAGCCCAGTCTTCTAATGTTCTTTGAAAATACATACTTCCTATATCATCTTTTTCTCTATAATCACCTTCAAAATCTAACCCTACATATTTTTCAATATACGACTCAATAGCTGAGGCGTGAGATTGTTTAACATCTTCCGATGAATTCGGAATACCTCCTAGTTCTCTTTCAGTTTTAGACAATTTATTATAAGTTTTATCCGGTCTATTTAAACAAAACCCTCTGTATCCTCTATTCTTAAAATGATACAACAAACGAGGTTTATTATTTTCACACAATATTGGCATGCCATAAAAAATACACGCCATTAAAACTTCTTCAAAAAATATCTCAGCGGTTTGAGGTCTGGCAATATATTCTAAAAAGAATTCATTACTAGGCGCATCATCCATATTGAATTTTGTCTGTCCATGTAAAGCTCCGTTAGAACCTTTACCTACTACAACTCCTGAAATATCATAAGAGTCACAACCAAACGATCCAATATGTTCATTCCCTGGATACATCTTTCCACCCTTCGTAATAACATTATTTTGAAGAGAAGCTTTAGGGATGTAAGTTACAAAAAATCTTCCTCTTTTATTTGGGCTCCATATAACCTTAGAATCTTTTATCCCATCTTTCCAATGGAAACCTCCTTGAGTCATATAATGAGCCATGTTTATAGAATCATTATAATCTATTTGCTGATATATTTTAGTTAAATTAAATAATGACTGTTTACTCTCGTCTCTAAATGCATGCGACTCTGTTCTAGGAAACTGTCTGTAAAATTCATTTAATGCATCAGGATCTGAGGTTAAAGACTCAACTTCATTAGACCAGTAGTCTACAGCTCCTTGGGTTATAGGTTCTTTATCTATTCCTTTTATAGGTTTTTCTGGATTCTTAAATACAGGCATACCGTACATATCAATAAACCCTTCCATATTCCACTCCATAGGAATAAACAAATTATATAAACCACTTTTTGTTTGTCCGTTAGAGTTTCTGTTTTTACAATCAGAAGACTCAAATAAATCTTTAAAGTTTCTCCCACCTTTATCTAATGCATTTGAGGTTGATCCCATCATACATTTACCAATAACTTTACTACCTAACCTTAAACATGTTTTAGTTACACGCCAGTTGTTTAATATATTCTCTGGCCTTTCCCATTTACCACTTTCATCATGTAATAATAATTGTAATTTTTCACCATCATAACTGTTGTCAGATGTATTCTTCCAGTCAATAGTAGTATCTAAACCTTCCAACTCTTCTTCACTTACTGTATACATATTCTTTTTAGTAATCTTAGAAGCTGGAACCCTATAAGCCAATTCTGTTTTAGGCTTATCCATACCATCTTGTATAGGTTTAAAAAAGAAAGGATAATTGTTTGATATAGGAACTATCTTGTCTGTAAACATCTTCTTTGCATCCGCTCCAGTTTTTGATAGTATACCTATTCTTGAATCTTTGGTAATTGTAGCTGTGTTCACGCCCTCGCACGAGCTCATAAATGAAAACCCTGAACGTCTTATTTTTAAATAACACATTCCAAAACTTCTCTTGTCAGCTTTACAAGCTTCCCAAAATATATAAAACAATCTATTGGCTTCTCTAAAATCTGGATGACCAACATCAATCTTTGTCCATTGTAGATACATATAATGAGTTCCTGTAATATAAGTAGGAACACCGTTATTCATAAACCAGAATCCTTCATCTCTTCTATCAAACTCTGACTCAATATAATCTACCCATTTATTTTTAAATTGTATTGGAGTTTCGTGCCACTGAAATATTGATTGTATTCTTTTTAAGTCTTTAGCTATTTCGTGAGCATGCCAATACTGATCTTCTTTCTTTTTAGACCTTGAGTAAACTTTAGTAGGCGGTTTTGGTAAAGCAATATGTAAACCATTAATATCTATAACATCTCCTATCTGACCTGACTTAGATATAACAACAAATTCATATTTCTCATTGTATCCATATGTCCAAGTCCTTGCTTTATTCTTTGTAGATAAAACATTTTTCGGAACTACTTTAGTTAGTGTAGTATATAAGTTATTTAGATCTTGATTCAGCAAATCCTTTTGGTGTATTATTTTTATTAATATCTACCCCCTCTAATAATTGCTTTTCGTCTTCTATTCTTTTTAGGATTTCAAAAGCATCAAAGATGGCTAATTTTTTAGTGGCAGCAGCATTCTTTAATCTATCAGCAGCTAGCTCATCATCCTTATCATATTTAATAATATCCTCCTTAGCTACTTTAATTAATTGTAAAACAGCTTTCTCCCCAGCCTTTATAATTTGTTCTTTAATTTCTTTTATATCCATTTACATAATCATGGTTATGTTATTCGTATACATCCTGTATAGTTTTTCGTCTTCTATATAAAACTCATACTCAGATTCTGGTGTAAAAGATATTTCGTCTCCTACTTTAACACCTAGTTTTTTTAACTCTTCATTACTGTATTTTACCACACCCATCAAAGGCTCTTCTTTACCTGTCTTTCCTAGAAAAGATTTTTTTGGTGGAATTGGTTTAATAAAACAGTACTTAGAGTGGCTTTTCCATTCCTCACTATTATAATACAAAAAAAACTGATCAAAGTCAATAAAAAATAAATCGTCTCTAAAGAAACTTTTACCACTCTTTTCACGACCAGACATATCATTGTAATATTTGAAAACATTATGATGAACTAAAAGTATATCTCCTATTTTAACATCTCCAGAATATCCTAATGGTGTTGACACCACTTGTGCGTAACGATTAGACGCTTTATGATCTTCTTTAGATACACTTATTAAAAAATCTACATTAGAAATTGTTTTTACATTATCATACCTTTTGCCATTTACAGGACGTACAATAAAAGAAAAAGGAGACCTCATTAGAAGTTTATATTATATTCTAATGATATAGGTAAGGTAGTTTTAAATTCTTTCCATATCACAATCTCTTTATTTTTTTCTATCCAAATCTTATAAGATTCTGATGATGGGTCGTGTTGAATTAAATGTATTGCATAAGAACCGCCAAGAACATCTTGACCAACTATATAATGCATAGCTCCAGACTTATAGTCTGCTCCTATTGAAATTTTTCTTATGTCCATTTAATTAAAATGTAGAATCTAGTTTTAACTTTCTGTATGTAATATTTATATATAAAGTTCCGTTTCCTTCTGCAGGACTTGCTATTCCTCCTAATGTTACCGCAGAATTCTCTGGAATAAATTCCGCTGGAGAAGGATCGCTTTTATATACTTTTTTTGTGGTTGCATTTAATAAAAGCAACGGTAATGGTTCTGTAATCGTTCCTTGGGTTATATTTAATGTATTGACAAAATTAAAAGCTTCACCTCCAGGGAGCATAAAACTTACAATATTTTGAACATCATAAACATAACCGCTACCAGGAGCCGCTAATAATGTATAAGGCTGTGCTGCTATTACTTTTAAATATGTAGAACTAATAGCTATTGTAACATTAGAGACACTTAAATTGTATAAAGTTTGTAGGTTTTCTAACGTACAAGTTTTAGTATTTAAATTGTTTTCTGAATCTGTTAGCACAAAGTAATCCGACAGTGTAGGAATTATACTTGAGTACGCTGTAGTATTACTTATTCTAGCCATGTTATTATTTTATAGGTTCTGCTTCAACCGCTTGAGGTTTTTTAGTTACGATACCAGTTGCTAAATCAATAACAGCATCTTGTCCGTAAATTTCAGCTAATTTTTTTTCTTCAACTCCAAAAGTAACTCTAAGGTCTTCTAATTGTTTTAATGCTTGTTCTTGTCTTAAAACATTGTCAGCAATTTCTAATTTTGCTTTAGTAAAATCTTGGTTAAGATCTTGGATTCTTTTTAATTCTTCTTCAGTTAATTTAATTTCACTCATTTTAATTTATTTTTAATGTTAATTTTATTTATGTAAATATAGTAAATATATTACTATTCTTCAGGCGGTGCTGGAGGAACTGGGTTATCCCATGTGAAATATAAATCTTCATCTATAGGATGCTTCTCTAAATCTATTTGCTTAGATAAACTTAACTCCATTTCGCTAACAGGCAGGCCTGCTTTTAACCAACTAATAACAATATTTTCAAACCCTTCGTCATCTGCGTAAGGAACA